GTTTAACAAATCACTTGATGCAAAATCCTTTGCAACTTTTGATGCTTGTTCAATCTTTTGGTCATACGCCTTTCCCCATTCTTTCTTCAAGGATGCTTGCGTTTCTTCTGCTGTTTCTTTGTTTTGCTGCTCAAAGTCTTGTGAAGAATTTTCAACTGCACTTTTGTAATACTGCATAATTCCACTAGCTTGCTCTGGGTTTAGTCGCAGTTTATGTGCAATATCGGAAAAATTTTTAGCAACATCTTCTGTTACAATATGCCCATCAACTGCAATATCATATCCGTTTGCATCTGCTGGTCTACCTAACTTTCCATAGATTCTATCTAAATCTTCATCGGTTGGATTAGCTGGTAAAGGAATTTTATCTGTTCCAATTAATCGCTGTGCGTTTATATATGCTTTTGCTAAGTTTGGCACATCTTTGATTGGTGATAAACTTGGCTCGCCTCTTAACTCTTCTGGTATCATTTGTAAAAATTCGTTACCAGACCCACCTGATGCAACTTCTGCTGGAGTTTCCAAGTTCAATTCGGATTGCACTTCTGGCTGGGCTACCTGTTCGATATTTTCTTCTGACATTATTTCTCCTTATCTAGCATGTTATGGATATGCAAAAGGACAGACCTTTTGCCCTCTTCAAAAGCTGTTGCGTTTGGGTCTCCTTGCACATAGCTACTTGAACGCCAAGAACAACGAGCTTCTAAATCAAATAAAACCTTTTTACCATTATCTGATGTAAAGACATCTTTATACATGTGTATTAACTGTTCAATCTCTTTTGTCATTTACTAACCATGCGTGATGCTTGTGCTGCTTGTGCCACATCCGATACATCTTGCGATAACTCTTGTCTTTCTTGCATCTGCTGTTGCATTTCTGCTCTTTGTTGTCGTATCTGTTGCACTTCCTGATTAGACTTCAATGTTGTCTTTGGCACACCTAAACTATCCGTTATATGCTCTACTAATCCATCTGCATCTAAATGGTCTCCAACAGGTAAGGATTGTGCTAATGGTAATAATATTTCTAAGGCTTTCATCGTACTGTTTAAACTGCTTGACTTTTGTGCCTTTGCTAATGGAGATACATATTCAATATCAATGTCTCTACCTTGTATAGACTCAGGTGGTAATGCCAACATTTCTCTGCGAAGTAACAAACCAAATACTCTATCAATTAAAGGTCTTAGCATTTCGTTCATCAACCTGCCAAGAACAGGACCAATCACTCGCATTCTTTCTTCTTGTCTTTGCACCACCTCTGTTGCAGTCATGTTTGGAGATGCCTGTGATAAAATCTGGTCTACATAAAATGCAGAACGAATTGCCATTCTTCTTTGCTCTTCCATATTTAATCCGATTGGAATACTCGCACCTGCCTGTAAAGGTGTAATCTGGTCTCTTGTACCTGAACGATAAAAGTTTAATCCCCCAGGTTGTGTTCTCACAGGTAAAATAAAACCATCATCTGGAACAAGTAAAGGTGGGTCTATCTGTTTTTGTGCAGCTTGTATTATCGTTTTTGACATTAGGTTTAACATCTTAACATCAGGTAATGCTACCATTGCTGGAGAACGACCCATAATCTCACCTGTACCTTTTAAAAAGCGTGGCACAATGTAAGGCATTTCTTCAAACCCACTTTCCGAAAGCAAACTCGAAGATTCTACATCAATATAATAGGATGCAAATGGCATGTTCTTGTTATCTTTTTTATCAGGATTACGATTAATTCTTGGCAATACCCCATGCAATAACTCAACTTCTTCATCTGGTTTTTCGTTAAACTTCTTGAAAATATTGCGAGTAACATTATCCAAACCAAACCTTTGTACGACTTGTCGAACAGGAAGTTTATATTTACGAAATACTGTATCTACAATTCCATATTGATTTTCCTGCACATAAAATTCTGATATATGTCTTGTACTAAAACGCAGTTGGTCCTCTTCCATTTCTACAAACATACATCCTGTACCAAACACAACAAGGTCTACATACATTTCATGGATTTCTGTTTCAAAGTTTGAATGGTTAAAACAGCGTATCATTCGCATACTGGTATCTTGTAACCATTCCTGCACATCGTCATCACGACTGACATCTGCATCTTTAACATCTAAGTGAAACCAAGGTGTTGCACCACTTGTTAGCATACCATGCAAACTTGCCGATAAAAGGTCTACCGCTTGTAATGCTGTGCCATCATAAATCTGTTCCATACGCTTTTCGCCTTTAGAACGCTTTTTTACAATGTCTGCCTTTCTTGGCAACATATAGTCTGCAAGTTCTTGATAATGCGTATTCCAATTATCTCTTTGTGCATAAATATGGTCATAGCGTTTAATTAAGGATTTTACAAAATCTTCCATCACTATCCTAACAAGGTGGGTGTGCCACCTTCTGTATCAGGTGCAGCAAGTCCAGATGTCATAATTGTTGAACCTCGACCTTTTCTTTTTCTGCGTTCTTCCATTGTTGCTTCTTGAGCCATTGCCGCAGCTCTTTGTGTATCTTCATCACCTGCTTCCATTGCTGGAGGTGGTGCTGGTGGTGGGGGTGGAATATACACTTTTGGTTTTAAAAATGACATTGCATTCTCCTATGCTACAGATTTTGGTGAACCGCCTCGATACAATGCACCATAACCTTCTAAAATTGTTCCTGCCTGTCCAGCTCTTTTTGCTTTTGTTCTTCTTCTGCCTCTACCCATTATTGTTTCTTCTTCTGCAACTTGCACTTCCTCATCTCTTTCAGGCGTTACTTCTGGAGTTGTTGCTGGTGTAATCTCTGGCGTTAATGGACTAAGTATCGTTTTGATTAACTGCTGTGTCGGTTTTTCAAAAGGCTCTACAATCTCTGCACCAACCGACTGAATATCCTTTGGCAAATCTCCTAACTCCTTTACAATCTTTTTTGGAAGTTTTTTTATAGGTTTTGTAATTTGCTTGATTGGTCTTTTGATAATTTTGACTGGGTTAAAATTAAATCCACCTCCCATTTACTTCTCCTTACTTTTAAAATATCCAAGTTTCCCTGTTTGTGTACGATACCAGTTAAAAGATGTGTACCCTAATTCATATCGCATAATATCTCGTATTGTTCTAAATGCTATATATAAACTATTTTTACCACCTATACAAATAAAATCAATGACCCAAGGCACATTTCCCTCCCCATAAAATCCATTTGCTGGAAATTGATTCGTTGTTAAATACTCTGTTATGTGATGTTTTTCAGGAAATGCCCATGTTGCAAAGATTGTCGGCAACAAACTTTCATCGACTGCAAAAAAATAATTGCCTAAAGATAAAGGAGGCTCAATACAGCGTTTTATATCTAAATCCGTATAATGTTTATGGTAAGGACTTTTTTGCAAAATATGCGATATACCCTCCCAATCTATCTTTTGCTCACTTATCATGTCGCAAAAATGTTGTAATCATTGCTCGCAACTTCCTGCGGAGGCTTATCATAGTTAGTTCGATATGACATACCCACAGCGAGGTAACGAAACGCATCCGCCGCATGCGATGTAAAATCATGCCTCGGGCGGTCTCGAAAAATCTTTTTCCTTTCATCCCACTCCTGCCTATATTGTTTTAAATAATCTAACCCCTCTTCGCACTTATCCCTGTCAAAATAACATTTTGGTAACAACATGCGTGCTGCATTAATGCCATCGGCTATTTTAACTTTCGGAACAACCTTAAAACGAATCCCCAACGAATACGCAGTCTCCATTCTCGACTTGCCACTACCCAACTCACGCACCTCAATATCATGCGGTGCGAGATGGTCTCCGTACACATAATCCCTCTTGTTGATTTCGTTTGCGTAATAGTTGAGTCCGACCCCTGTGCTTTCAAGATAATCAATGATATGGACATGCCCACCTCTAAATATTTGTGCAAACCAAATTGCTGTTGAATCATTAATTCCTAAATCCCAAGCAGTATGCACAGGATATGCAGGGTCATACGGAACTTTTGTTATTCGACCTTCATCCTCAGACTTTGCAATTAAGTTACCATAGTATGCACCAATAATCGCTGCTGTAAAAGAACATTCGTATTCTTGGTCATATTGTTCGGCAGTCATCTGTGCCTTTGCAGCATCTAATTCCGTTTCTTTTACAATTCCAGTATCACTTGCCTTGCAAATCTTACAATACCAATCATCACTTCCATTCTCAATGCTTGACCTTGCTTGTTGCAGTAAATCGTAAAAATGATTATGACCTGCTGGTGTTCCTAAAAATGTTGCCGCACCTTGTCTATCTGATAGTGCTGGTCTTACAATCTCCCCCCATACCCTAGGGTTCTGCATTCCAAACTCATCAAAAAAACAATCATCTAAATAAATCCCTCTAAGAGCATCAGGGTGTTCTGCCGATAACAACATAATCCTACCACCATTTGGAAAATCAGCTCGCAACTCTGTCTCATTAAACTTTACCTTTGGAATAACCCCTGCATAAAACTTTACATAATCCCATGCTATTCTCTTCGCCTGTGCAAAGGTTGGTGCAATCATTGCAACTCTCGGTCTTGGCAATGGATTGGTTAATACTCGTTTTATCATGTGATTTACTGCCCATACAGTTTTGCCAAATCTTCTGTGCATGACCAAAACATTAAAGCGTTTTAAATCATTGTGCATTTCTGCCTGTAAGTCTCTAGGCTTATACGGAATCTTTACTTGCATCTGTCTCCCACACTACCTTTATTGTTCCATCACCTATCTCAACACCTGCTCTATTCTTCTGGTCTCCAAATCTCTCTGGTAATACCTTGCTTGCTCTCCATCGCAAATGATGAGCATAGTCTCTTAGAACCATTGTGTCATAACTCTTCTTTTTATTTAATGCTTTATCAAATATGCCATCTAACTCTTCTAACGCTTTTTCGGCACTCTGTTCTTGAGCATATCGTACCTCTTTGGCAAACTCATCATCGTTTCTCATGCGTTTGTAAAACGCAGCTCTGCTTATATCTACTGCTTTGCATACATCTACGATTGTATGACCATCTGCAAGGCTTGATATTATGATGCCTGTTTTCTGTTTGGTTAGCTTTGTCATTGTGTGTGCGTTACTCCCTTTTTATATATATATATTGACGCCTGTCGGCGTTGGGGGAGCATTGCCATTTTTTGCCCCCCCACCTGGCATTTATAATTTATTGCTGCTGGCATTTTTTATTTTTTTCTCGCTACATTTTTTATTTATTGCCAGGATTATTTTATTGTGATAAAAATTTTCATTCATTGCCGCATGTAGTGTTTATTTTTTTGTGTGTAAAAATACTAATTCATTATAAATATTATTCTATATATACATTATAAATTATAACTAAATATATTTATTGTAAACTTTTTTTATTTTTTTTATTGACAATAATATAATTTACTTATACAAGAATATTATAAATAATTTTTATGGGGTTTAAAATGAAATACGAAACTATAATGGCAATAGCATTCTTTCAGTTTTTAATGTTAGTGCCAATATCTATATATTTTATTGGTCGAGACATGCCAAGTACAAGTCTATTTATATTTTTAGGTTCTGGCATGTTTATACTAATAGCAATTTTTTACAGTATAATAAAAATAACAATTAACAGGGGTTGAAAATGAAAAATAATAAAATGAAATTTGAAGATGCGGAGAGTATTATTACAGGGATTATAGAATCCGCATATTTGAATGCCAGGGATGTTGACGAACAAGAAGCAAAAGAAATAGACCAGGCATCTAAAATATATTTTGAAAAAGTAGATAGTTTATTAAAAGGGGGTAAAAAATGAAAGTAGAAAACATGACAAGTAATAAAGGCAATAAAATTGCTAATCAATTTATTATATATGACGATAACAACAATAAATATTTTCAATCATACAAATCTGTTATTGCAAAAATAGAAAACAACGATGTTATGGAAAACATAGGTATAAACTATGAGCGAAAAAAGAAAATATATCTTGATGTAAACTTTTGGGATTATTCAGTTACTACTGGCAAATATAGAAATATATTTTTAAATGAAACCAAAAAACAAACTGAAAAGAAAATCAAATCAGGTGAATATATTTTAACTAATTTAAATTAAATGAAGGGGGGGGGTTTAACAATGCCTATTTTAAAAGGATACAAAAAACACAATATATTTAATTTTTATTTTTCTACACTATGCGGAAAGTATTTTATTGATGAAAACATAGCATTAGAAAATGAAAACATAATAAAAC